AGATCCGACAGGTAGAAGGATACCGTAACTACGACAAAAGCGAGTTCGACTCACCTGAGCCTCTTGCTGATGACGATGCGTTGGAAGCAATCTGGAAGTCACAGACTCCTCTTGCTGAGTTTACTGACCCATCTAACTTCAAGTCGTATGAGGAACTACAGGCTAAGCTAAACCGTGTACTTGGTATCGACGCTGATACTAGTAACCGAAGTGCTACTGTAGAGGAAGCTGAACCAGCTCCTGCTCCTGCAAAGGTAGCACTAGCTCCTGTAGCAGCTACGGCAGACGCTGATGACCTACCCTGGTCCACAGACGAAGATGATGACGATGGAATGTCGTTCTTTGAGAAGTTAGCTAAAGACGACTAAAGATTCATGCGAGTGATACCGGATCTCGCCATGAAGGGTGACTGCTAGCACCTACGTAACTCTAGCAGGGGAAGGGGGCACCTAGGAAGGCCCCCTTTTTTTATACTACGCCTTGCATTCTGTCTTGAAGTCTACGGTGCCCTACATCAGATGATCGAGCAGATGCTCCACCACCCATCACAGTAGTAGAACTGTTGTTAACCATATTGTTAACGGTAGACCCACCTTGTGTTGAAGATATTACTATTGGAGCTGAGGATTTGGATTGAACTTCACGAGAAGCTTGTCCAACAGGAGCTGCTAATATACCATTCTCAGTAGTAACTACTGACGAGTTTATATTTGTTGGATCAAGGTTGGTTGTATTCTGAATACCATTAGTAATGCTAGAACCCTGCAATGTTTGATTACCACCACTAATGGTAGTCATATAAGAGCTCATAGCTTCAACTAACGGTGTGATTGCTTTCTCTACATGAATGTCATGTACGTACAGTGATCCTTTCTCAGTAGCTTTCTCAACCAATGTCTCAGTTGCATCTGCAGTCTTTTCTGTAGCAGCAATAGTCTTCTCTTCAGCTGGAGTAGGATTAGGATTAGCCATTGCATAAGCTCCTCCTCCAAGTTCAGCAGCAGCTGCAGCAGCCTCCTCATATGTTGAGAACTGATTAGTCACCTCACCTTGAGCGTTCATTACTTGGAACAAGTCGCTTGGAGGAGGTGGAGGAGGTGGTTCCGGAGCTGCTGCTGCCTCAGCAGCACCAATAGCTTGAGTAGCAGCCTCGGACCTTTGTTGAGCTTCCGTAATGTTAGATTGTAGTTCAGTTATTCGTTTAGCTCTATATGCTTCAGCCTGTCTCCTTTTTTCTTCAGGTAACGAGCTTAGGTCTCTTGCTTCTAGGTCAGTTATTTCCTCCTGAGCGCTTGCTATCTCTCTTTGAGCAATCCGCTGTTCTGCTTCAGGGTCGTAGTCACTAATCTTTAACGTACGTCCAAAAGAGTACAGTAGGTCTTTACCTCGATCGATAGCAGCACTCACATATTGGTCTATGTTTACTATGAAGTCCTTTAGTACATCAAACAATTTACCTACAATGTCCTCAAACGAGAAACCGTCAAGGTATTCTGCTACGTCAGTCGCACCTAACTTCTCCGCTATCCAGGATACACCATCTTTGAGAAGATCCATTGGAATAGCAAAAATACCAGTGACCAACCCTTCGAATCCTCCAACCAGTCCGGCTGTCAGCTTTTGAAGCAAACTACCTTGCTGTTCTTGGAACCCTTGGATTGCTCCTGTGACAGTATCAAAGATACTAAGAATAATTCCTACGAAAGGTATGGCTCTTCCAACCAACCTACCAATACCTCTGAACAGATTAACAAATCTTCCAAACGTCTGTGCTAGTGACTTAAAGAAACCTCCTACAGCTTCTGCACCTTTAGTAACAGGCCCACCTATGTTATCCATTATAAAGAAGTTACCAATCCTTTTCAGGAAGTTTCCAAACTTTTGTAGTGGCTTAGCAATGTAATCATCATACAATACAAAGATTCTTACAAATACATCATCTAACATCTTTGCGAGCTTAGACTCTTTACCAAATGCACTGTCGAGTATTCTTATTATAGGTTGGAACAGACGATCAATTCTTAGTAGTTTTATTGCTGCCTTTATAGAGTCAAAGATGCCTTCTACCAATCCAGCAGCTAATGCTGGAAGTGCCACAAGTGATCCAATTGCAAAAGCACCTAGACCACCTATACCACCATCAGAAGTAGCTGTTGTTGTAGTTGGAAGCTGAGATGTTGTTAGAGCTTCCGATTGCTCCCTCATACGTTCGACTGCTGCTAATCGTTCTTCTTCATACCTCTGAGCCTGAGCATCAAAAAAATCAAACAATGAATCTTGGATGGCAAGTATAGATTGTCTGATATCAGTAAGCAGTTCTACCATCAGATCGTTATAGTCTAATGTATCAGACAGAATGCCTCGAGTCTCTAAACTCTCTGCTTGAACTGTTTGTATTAGTGTTTGGATGTCGCTCATTGCTTTTGCTCTAGTTTAAGTCTTTCTTCTTCTAAGTAAGCTACAAGGTACGCAACATATATTTGTCTCTCAAACGGTATCATGTTTTCAAGATCACTCAAACTATACTTATGGTGCTGCATCAAAGAAAAGTTAATGTTATAGTGATTAGCTAGGGAATCATAACCGAACGCTACGTAAAAAAATTGTTGAGGCCCTCTACAGTAACCTGATCGTCTTGCCCACACTTAGGACATTTCCATTCAATCTTATGCTTCAGCTTTGGGATCTCAGTAAAGAACTGTTGAATCTTAGCAAACTGTTGCTGACTGAGTCCTTCAATAAACTGTACAATCTCATCTTTAGTAAATGAATCATATACGTTCTCGTGATCGTAGATACAAACAACACAATCACAGATAAGATCGATTACACTATCAAATGACATATCACCTTCAGATGCATCTGACGTTTGTCTGATACCAGGAGGTCTCATTTGAATACCAACCTGATCAGTCAACTGTATCTTATCGTTATACGTCTCTGGGAACTCTACATTGACTTCATCAATGTTAATGTGAACCTCAGTAGCGTGTTTACATTCACTATCAACGTGTCTCACTTTAAGATCAATTTGTTCTCCAACCGACTTACCTCTCAGCTTGAGAAACAAATACTCAATGTCAAACAGTGCTAGCTTAGATGTATCAAACTCTTCGTTGAGTACACATGCTCCAATGATATTGTTTACTGCATTAGCCATCTCTTTTGTATCACCACCCTGAAGAGCCATAAACAATATCTTCTCTTCCTTTACTAGGAACGGACGAAACTTAATGGCTTGTCCTGTAGAAGGTATCTTAGTTTCAAACTCAGGTGTGTTTAATAAAGGTAGTGCCATAATTTAATCTCCATATGATCAAAAACTTTGCTCAGTAAAGTAACGATATTGAAACGATACTGTAAATAATAAAAGCTCACTTGCCTGGTAGCTGTAGCTTAGCTCTCCAACGTTACGTGGATATGCTTCTCTTAATTTGATTTCATGCTTCTTCTTTCCAGTCTCATCAAACTGATTGATAGTAACTGTATCGATGTAGTCTCTATAGTAACCAGCATCGAAGCTAGCATCTGGGTTACCACCGAGAGAGTTGAGTCTTCTATGTGGTCCTACAATCTGATCCTGCCACTCAGTAAAGAATGTACGCTCGTTATGATCAGGACTACAAAAGATCTGAGCACTGATAGGTGAATAGATGGTTCCATATCCAACTTCCTGGATAGCACCATAGACACCAGATGGAGTAGCTGTTATCTGTCTACCAGGAGCAGTAACACTAATTGCTCTCAAGGTGACATCTCTATTTCCAACAAGCATCTCGTAGTGTGACGTTCTGGCAACACCACCTTTTAGATTACTTCTAATGTCGTCTAACCTAAAAGCCATTACTGTAGTGCTCCTAGTGAGTCTCTATGTATACGTGCAGCAGACGCCTTCTCAAACCGTTGTAGAGGAAGAAAAAGAGCAATGTCCCACTCTACTGGTTCTATCTTTACAAACCTTGTACGTACGTTACTAGCAAGATACTTCTTGAATGTTGGCTTGAATGCTCTAAACCTAGATGCACTCTTTAGTACATTATAGTTGATACGCAGCTTAGTCTTATCATTATATCTTTGATCTGATACTGTCTTGTAAAGAGCATCCATCAGTACTGCTCTCTGTGTGAGAGGTAGATAGTGCATGTTAAGACCAACAAAGCCACCTTCTGCTTCGTCTACTGGAATCACCAGAGGGAACCTATCGTAGTATGGAAGAGTCTTCTTATGCTTTGGATCATATCCAAAGAGGAACATACCACCTACTTCTGGCTTACCAACATAGTTATCACTACTAGAGATTAGTCTACCAGGCTGAGTACGAGTGTTAGATGCCTTATCTCTAAACCATGTACGTGCTTGTTGAGTACGCGCAGGTATCTGTCCTGCACGAGCACCTTGTGCAATGATTCGATCGAATACGTATGCTACCATTAGATTCCTAGCTCTTTCTCTGTAATGATCTGAAACTTCCAGCCTCGATCCCTACAGTACTCTTTAGCTGACTGCCACTTCTTACTATTTATGCCGTACGTTGCAACTTCATTTATGTACTTCTTGGTCTTTCTACTACGAACAAGTGGAGGCTGAGTCTGAGCATATGGTTTTACTTCGATAAGTATAGTATCGGTCGCACCTTTAGCAGTACGTACCTTTATAAGGAAGTCTGGATAGTATCTGTGAAGTCGACCATCTAATGGTGATCTGTATGGGATTATTACTTCCTCACTACACCATTCCAATACATTTGGGTTGTTATCACAATAAACCATGAACATCCTTTCCCAACTAGAGCGATAAATAATACAATCGGGATCACCTTTGTATTTGTTAGGATGGCGTGGTTTATAGTATCCCTTATGTGTTCTCATTAAACTATTTAGGACAGCTCATGCCAGCAGTAATAGAAGAAACCATCAACTCAGTATCAGACTCACTTGGAAAGCTGAGTAAGTCTTTATCAGGTGATGGTGCTTATAGGTTTCCGGATGATCTTGGATCAAGGTCTGTTGTGTTTACTGTACAGAAGCGAGAGAGAGATACTACTAGAGTAACTATTAGCAAGAAGACAGGAGCTACTATTGCTCTCCCCATCCCAACTAACCTATCAACTGGATACAATGCTCAGTACACTCAGACAGGACTTGGGGTACTCGGAGCAGCAGCACAAGGTGCATTTAATAATCCCACTCAGTCTGTTGCTGATTATATAACGTCTGGGGAGGCAATGGAAGATGTAGGAGCTCAAGCTCGTTCAATCTTAGCATCAGCATCACCAGAGATTGCTGCTTTGATAGGTGGAGCAGTAGGAGGAGCAATTGGTCTTGGTGTAGGTGCAGCTGCTGGTGGAGTTGCAAGGGGCGCACTTGCTGGAGCTGGTCTTGCGGTTAACCCACACTTAGCTGTCTTATTTGAAGGAGTCGGTTTCCGTAATCATTCCTTCCAGTATAAGTTCAGTCCAAGAAGTAGTAGTGAGTCTAACACCATAAAGAAGATCATTTATGAATTCAAGAATGCAATGTTACCATCTAAAGAGGATCTCGCATTCTTTAACTATCCAGACGAATTTAATATTGAGTTTCCAAATGACAATGAGTTCTTGTTTAAGATAGGAACATCAGTACTGACAGACTTTCAGATCAATTATAATCCAGATGGTGGCTCATACTTCCATCAGAACGGAGCTCCTGTCTCCGTATCGTTGTCACTGCAGTTTACAGAACTAGACATCTTGACCAAGTCAGAGATAGCGGAGGGCAGATAATGTCTTTTATGTTCGACAGATGGCCAACCGTAAGCTATGATCTAAAGAAGAATGGTAAGCCAATCGAGTTAACCAACATCACTCTTCGATTCAAGATCAATGAACTGCTGAGAGATAAGTCAGTAGTGATGTATAATTATGATGTACAAGATGGAGAGAGACCTGACATCATCGCATATAAGTATTATGATGATGAGACATTGGATTGGGTGATCCTTCTTGTAAACAATCTAATTGATCCACAGTTCGAATGGCCACTTGATGATCGTTCCTTTGAAAGATACATGAGAAAGAAGTATGGATCATTGGAAGCAGCCAAGCAGACCGTGCACGTTTATGAGAAGATATTGAGACAGCAATCAGTACTGTTTGATGGTACTATTATTCCTGAAAAGAGAGTAGTAGTAGATAAAGATACTTACGATTTGACTAGTCCAACTCTTCGAAGAACTGTAGATAAGTATACTCATGAGCTAGAGCTAAATGATGCTCGCTCACGTATTAAGATACTTGATGAGAGATATATTACTGGACTAGTCAGTACCTATGAGAGCTCAATAGAAAAAGCTCGGACTAATTAATCTATGGCACAGCTTCATGAATCATATGGATTAGACTATACTCTAGTCCTATCATCCAATCTCGCTACCGAATCATTAGACCTTCAACTAATGGTTGCAGAGATCAATATGTACGAAGATATGTTTGGTCCTTTCATGAGGATTGAGGTCGTACTTAATGATGCATTAGGACTTATCGATAAGTTTCCAGTGATTGGTGAAGAGGAACTACTATTCACATATAGTATTGTCAAGAAGCAAGTATTCCGTCAAGCATTTAAAGTGTACAAGGTATCAAACCGTACACTGACTAAGGCGAGAGAGCATACAGTAGTACTACATGGCATATCATTAGAAGGTCATGCTAATAGTCTTCAGTCAGTATATAAGCCATTTATAGAGAAGACACCAGATCAAATAGTAA